ACTGCATAGAATACATCACCATCATTCTTGGTTTCATCTGCAACCATAGAATCGAGATCAACCCACGATGATGAATTGATTTGACCAGTAGAACCAGTTAGGACTGGAGAATATATTGGCCAAGATTTGGCAGTTGCGCCAAGATCTCTGTAAATAGAAACGTTTGAATTACTATCCCCAGTTAAATACGTTTTTTGGTCAAGACTTATATAATTTAAAGTACCGTTATAAACATTTGTAGCGATTGGTGTTACGGTCAAAGCATTTGTAGAATTATATGGTGTTGGAAAATTTTGATATAGTTTTTTATATGTGAGAAATTCAGTTCCGTCATTTTTAAAGGCGAACATATCGGTTCCAATGTTACCATTTGCAGCATAATTCACTTGTGATGAAGTATCTACTGTAGACAAATCCCATGCCGTACTAATATCCCAAGAATACATCTTATCATACCAACTCTCGGCGACAAATAATTTCGTGCCTGCTTCATTTATCCAAAACCACCAATTCGCATTAGCTGTTTTATCTGATATCAATGCGCCATAGTGAAATGTTCTTGAGCCAGTTGTAGATGACGCTGAGTTTTGAGTATCGGCACCCGAATAGTTGCCATCAACTGCGGTTTGCCATCTAATATAGTGATATGTGGAATTGTTGGTAATGAATTGATTTCCATCTGCGCTAAACATCATTTGTTTTAGATTGTTATAATACGCCCAAGCATAATTTGCGACATACGACATAGTTGAAAGATCATAAGGCGTAGTCAATTCCCATTTATAAATTTTATTGGTGAGCTGTGACCCCTGTGTAAACATGTAATAATAGTCACCATTCGGGCTTAAACAATGTCTTTGGTAATCTCCAATACCATCACTTTGACCCCAGCCAGGAAAACTTCCACTCTTTGAACTGAATGGAGTAGTCTTATCATGACCCAACCAATCAAAAGAAGTTTCATAACCTGTTAATTCGATTCCAGAACCATCAGCCTTACCTTGTGAAGATGTGAGTGTCCAAGAAGAAATTGTAGAAGTATCCGCAAAAGCAGTAACTGATTTATAGGTTCCAGAAGTTGCTGAGATAATAGCAGATCCTGAATTGCCGGTAACTACTTTACCTACATCTGTAGATGAAAATACTTGTGTAGCAGGTAAAGGTATGATATCTAAGTAGTTGGGCGCGATTGCGCCGTTGAATAAAATTATTGCAGATCCGTTTTGCGTCCAAGTCACATTACTGTAATTTCCTGTTATGAGATCATAGTCATCTTCGGCGGCAGTAAGCCAGTTGTTTCCATCACCAAGTCCACCTTGGTCACCAGTAGTTACAGAGCCCGTTTTCATAACCCACGCTGAAGGTAATTCTTTTGTAAGTGTTTTACCATTCGCAGTATCTATTGCATAGAATTTTAAACCATCCTGTGATATTTTCCATCCTTTTTGATAGATATTTGAACTGTAAATTGAATAATATGGATTGGTAGCATCAAAACTTGTAGTTGTTCCAACCGGCAAATTTGCCATAGTTGTAATATCATACGGTGTATTTAAATCAAATACTCTAACTCTTGTAGAGTGACCTCCAGAAGTCCAGGCTTCAGTAATGATAAGTTTGTCACCACTTCCTGACCAGTCAATATATAATGGATCTCTTTGTAAGTCAATCCTCCAGTTGGACTCTGTTCCAGACCCCATTGTAGATAAGTCATATGCAGTAGATAGATCGAACTGATAAAAATTACTACCATTGGCACAAACTATCTTAGTACCATCATTATTAAATAACATGGTAGAAATATTAGTCATTTCAGTTATTACTTTTACAGCAGCAGAACCAACAGCAGCTGCGGTATCTACGCGAAATGGAGTTGAAAGAGTCCATGCATAAATATGAGCTTCGTCAGAATTACTACCTTCATAATTTCTAACCATCCAGAATTTTGTACCATCATTACTCAATAACGCACCACCCCAATAACTATTATTAAGTGAAAATTGACCTCCACTAAATCCAGCGCCATATGTGGCATATGTAGTTGCCGCTGTTGATGCAGGGATGTGTCTACGCGAGATTGGATTACTACTATCGAATGTGCCATCTCCTGTTGCACTTGGTGTTAATGTTGAACTAGCATAAGAAATAGGTTTTTCATCAAAGAACTCGTAATTAGTTGCATTAGCATTAACATCCCAATTTCCTTTGGATGTCAATCCACCTTGCGGTACTTCTTTGAAAACACTTACATTTGGAACTGGAGAGATAGTCTCTGATAGAGTGATTTCTGCTTCTTCATTTTGTACAAATGTTTTTGTAAGTGTACCCAATGCACCAGCAGTAGATGATGTTGGAGCTCCAGTAAGACTTGAATATTGTCCATCAAACAGAAGATTTGTTGTATCTGTTAAATCGGAAACATCAGATATTCCGTCAGTATTTTCTGAGTTCATCTGTACCCATTGACTAGTGTTCCCATCATTATAGTAAATATACAAATTTAATTCAGATGTATCAAACCACATATCGCCGGCATTGGGAGAAGTTGGTGCTGTATCTGACGATGTGGCGGATAATTGTTGTGCTTCTTCTGCATCAGTTCCTACTTGCAACCATTGTGAAGAATCTACATCTGCATAATATGCATATAAATTTAATGATGCGCTGTTAAACCATAAATCTCCATTGACTGGAGAACTGGGAGCAGTATCTGAAACCGAAAATGCTCCAATATTAGATGCCTGAATCTGCCACGTTCCAGTTATCGAATTATACTCTAAAGTTTTATTTCCAACTGAGACTGTTGCGCCGTTTGCTGGAGAATTGGGAAAATTAACTGCCATCTATCTGTCCTACCAATCTTTCTCTATTTGAGTTCTGATCCACTCATTAGTATTTATGCAAACATACATGTAGTTTCCTACGATTCTTACATCACCTTTCTTTCCTTCATCGGTGCTTGATGATGGGGCTGGTTGATCTGTATATACTTCCATACTTCTATCAATATTATCTTCACTAAATGAAGTATCACCGACAAACATTGTATTAGAATCTAGGAATAGATATCTCACTTTCTTTTCAGCACTACCAATGTCAAATGATGCATTAGAGTGTGGTAATATATGTCCGTTGCTATCAATTTCCCATCTTAATGTTCCATTTGTAGTAAAATCAATATGGCCATCAGTTCCAGTATCCGTAGTTGTAACAGAGGTATTTGCCGTTTCTATTAAGGATTGAACGCTGCTTCCCCCACCAGAACCACTGGTTTGGCTATTAGCTGCACCACCAACTTGAACCCATTGATTTGAGTCTCCATCCGCATAATATACATATAGATCCAGCAACGTTGTATTAAACCACAAGTCTCCACTTGATGGGCCTGTGGGTGCTGTATCTGATGCATGAATTGTCGCTGCAGCTGCAGTGACACTATTTGCCTCAATCCATTGAGATGAATCGCCGTCTGTATACCAAACATACATTACTAAATCATCTTCATCAAACCACAAATCACCTTCTGATGGAGATGATGGTGCTGTTGATGAAACTGATACCGAAGAACCACCGCCTGCTGCAGCATCTATCCATGCATAATCAGTTCCGTTCCACGACAAGATCTGTCCAGTAGTAGCAGAACTTTGATTTAGATGAGTATCTACTGCACTATCTGTATATGCTGATGGAATGGAAGGAGCTCCTGTTAAATCAGAATATGCACCAGAGAAATTGCCAACAACACTTCCAGCACCCATACCACCATGATTTACACAATAGTAATATAATGTAGGTGTTGCATTTGTGATTGCAATCTGGACATATGCACCAGCTGAACCAGCAGTACCATTTGTAGTCACTCCAGTTGTATATTCAGAGCCACCACCATGGGTTCCATCAGAAGTTGTGGAAAACCTTAGAGGGTGAGAACTGTTTGAAGAATCTGCCTGATCAAATCTATATGTTCTGCCAGGCTCAAATGATAGAGTTACTTGCTGTACCCCATCGATATAGAAGTTGCCACCCGAAGCAGTTACAGTTGCAATACTATATGCATCTGCCTTCGCCGCGATCTGGTTGGTGATTGTTGTGCTGAAGTTTGCATCATCACCTAGTGCAGCTGCCAATTCGTTCAGAGTGTCAAGAGTTGCCGGGGCAGAATCTACTAGATTTGATACCTGTGTATTAACATATGTTTCAGTTGCAAGTCCACTAGTAGATGGAATAGTTGGTTGATTAGTTAAGTCGTTATATGAACCAGATGTAGCAACTGTTGCGAGAGTTGGAGCTCCCGTAAGACTTGAATATTGTCCATCAAAGTCGCTCTTTGAATTTACAATATCAATTAATTGTCCGCCAGTTTTGTATTCATATACCGCATTAGTTGTTCCACCGTTTGCAGAACCCCTTTCCAACATAAAGAGTTTAGTACCATCTGGTTTAAATGCAAAACTTGTTGCATTACTATGGTAAAGGTCAAAGATTTTTTTCTTAGAAAAATCAACTGTGGCAGTGTATATATCATACGGCGTTGATAGATCTAAAACATAAATAACCGTTTCCCCTCCACTACTTATAACTTGGGCTAGTACATGTAATTCAGTACCATCATTATTAAATTTAATTCCACGAACTGAGTGGTTTGAAGGGTCGGATGAATCTTGAGCAAGACCTAGTTTTATAATCCCACCAGAGTTTGGTGGTGAATTGTGAAGGTCGACATAATTAGAATCTGGAGTTGTTAAATTCGGCCCACCCACAGTATAAGCGGCCCCTGCATCAACTTTATATATTCTACTACCATTTACGAATATTGCTTTGTTCCCATTATCATACCATTCCACATCTTGCGGTGAGGAAATACTGTTGGATAATTGAGTGTTGGTATTTTGAGGTGTTGTCGCAGTTATACTATTCAATTGATAAGGTGTGCCAAGATCCATTTGAATAATTAAGTCACTGCTCTGATCAGTAGCAAAAAGTTTAGTACCATCATTATTATATACTAAATTAGATATAAATCCAGAATCGTTGGAAATATCATGAGATCTATTGGTATATGTTAGAGTGGAAACATCCCATGCGGTTGACATTGAATATTCATATATTCTATCATTTTGCCAACCAAACATTAATAGAGTTGTACCAGCTGGATTTACTACCATTCCCATAGGAGTATTATCTTGAGAATATACTTGGGTTGCAGCAGTATAACTTGCAGAAGATATATTAAACCCTACAAGTTTATCTTGTTTTCCAGAAATATCTACAGAGTTAGGTATCGTCGGCGTATTCGACAAGTCATTATATGAACCAGATGTTGCTACCGTTGCAAGAGATGAAGTGTCTGCCTTAGTCGCTAATGAGTTAGTAACCGTTGTACTAAACGCAGCGTCATCTCCTAGTGCAGCTGCAAGTTCGTTGAGAGTGTCCAACGCTCCAGGCGCTGCATCTACTAAATTGTTTACTTGAGTTGTGACATATGTTTCTGTTGCAAAGGGTTCTGCACTTCCCCCACCAGTAGGCGTGACTTCTAAAGCTCCACCATTATCTGATAGTTCAACAGTGCCGAGTGTGATACTATTCCCACTAAGATATAAATCTCTAAATTTATTTGTCGAGCTACCCAAATCATATGTTTCATTCGCATCTGGTATAAGACTTTCAGAAACTGATGCTGGATCAAATCCACCAGACGATCCTTGTCTCTTCCAGACACTATTTGTTGCATCATAAACATATGTAGTTCCTGCCGCGGTATGTGTATCGCCATTTGCCGGACTATTTGGAAAATTGATTGCCATTTATCTGTTCCTCTGTATTATGCTACTGGATATCTTTTAACTTTTATTGTGTTCGATGGCGAACTCGCGCTGGTCAATACGAATACATAAGATGGTGTTACATGGAGCCTAGGATTTCGCATCGCACTTGCACCATCAGTCCAAGCAGTTGAAAATGCCTTGTGTCCATCCAGTGTCCATTGCGATGCCGAAGTTGGATTATGTACACTTGCAGATGCTTGTCTTAAATAAAGATCCAATCCGCTTTTTTGTAACCACCAAACTTTGGGAATTGTTCCAGCTGCCCAAGGTTTGATTTCTGCATCAACATCTACTAGTCCACTAACGCCAACATCAATAGAATGACTACCAGAGATCGATGATCCTGTGTCTACATGCCATTGTGATGCTGTTGGGTATATAAATACATTGTTGTGTCTTCCTTGAGCAATATAATTACCTTCACCCGCCCAAGATGTACCATACGATAGTTGGTTATCGTGCATGGGCCCATACTGTGGAGTCTTAGAATCCCCATTCCAATTATGAGAAATATCCATAGTTCCACCAGAAACATTTGACATTGTTGCATATTTGCCTAAATTGCTTGTCCATGTACCATATACAATATGTGTACTTGTTCCATCATGCACGACATCTGGAGTTACGCCCGGGCTCGGGAGTCCGTTTGTTCCAGTATATCCAAACACTGTGGGGGGAGAAGAAATACTATTTAAATCATGTGAAGAGCCTAGAGCCCATACAAACAAATTGGTATTATCTCCAACCATCAAATGACTTCCATCATTGCTCATGGAAATCGACATGTAATTATTTATACTAGTTCCGTATGCGGTTTCCCAACCATTGGGCCCACCATACACATTGACAGATTGATCGTTTTCTAGTAAGCCAGGCATATTTGAAATATCAAAATAACTAAGTTGATCTCTAACAATAATATTGAAATTTCTAGTTACCATATTTCCTGCTGTATCATTAACTCCGGCATTAAATGAATATGTTGTGTCTCCAGAAAGTCCAGAATCATCAAAAGTGCCAGAAATAATACCAGTACTTCCATCAATTGATGTTCCTGCTGGAGTAGCTCCTGATTGTATGCTATAGAGTATAGGATCACCGTCTGGATCGGTTGCATCTAAATCTACAACTGGATTTGGAACCGCATCCTTATTAAAATCGCCAAGATTGCCAGCAGCAGTTGTCCACACTGGAGAACCGCCAGTTTGTATCATATCTGTTGCTGTCACAGTTGCAGCACCGCCACCTGTAGTGACTTTCACATCTAACGGGCCCTGCGGCGCAGTGAATGCCTGTGGTGTTACAGCTGCCAATTCTCCTTGAGTTATGACAGAGGTTGTTGATGCATTATATTCATTTCCACCAGAATCTATGAACGTCACTATTGTTCCAACATTAAAGTTAGTTCCAATTATTGTAAATGTAGTTGCATCGGTGCCGTTATAATTAGCAGGAGATACGGATGTGATTGTGGGAGTATCAAAAACATTATTTGTAATATTTTGAACTACTGTACCAGTACCATTTAATTGTATCCATTGGTTGCTATCTCCATCCGAATACCACATATAAGTGTTAGTGTCGGTAGAATTAAACCACATATCTCCATTTACTGGACTTGTTGGTGCAGTATCTGATACTGATATGAGTTGCACGGCTCCAGAAACACTCCAGATACCTTTAGTTGCATTGTATATGAAAGTTTTCCCATTTACTTCGTGGGTGTCTCCATCTGATGGTGAATTTGGAAAGTTCATTGCCATTTGTTTTGTCCTTTAAGTTATCGCTACTGTTCTTATTGTATGTGAACCACGCTGACACCAAGCGAATCTATTTCCACCCTGCCAATCCGGCCAAATTCCATTTCTATTTGACCATGAATTGCCACTTTGTAAATCAAATTCAGTTACGCCTGGATCATTGGTTCTTGGATCAAATTGAGTGGATAAATTTAATTGCACAAGTTTATCATCGCCAGAGCGGGCGGTTTTAAGAACAATTATCTTGTTTCCTGTATTTGAAATAAATCCAGTTTGTATTCCCGCCCCAGAAGGACTTCCAGCGTTAAAAGTTTGTTTTCCTTGATATGTTTTTGTACTTAAATCCCACTGACTAGATACAGTGTACCAATGAACAGCATATTCACTGTTAGTTCCAGCCATTTGGAGAGTATAAAAATTATATCCTTCGTCATGCCAGAAAAAAGTATCCCCCCACTCACTATTTGCATTGGATTGCTCAAAATAACTAGGAGAATATGCAAGTGTCCAACTGCCTGGCATAGTACTTGCATCCCAAGGAGTTGTCATCGTATTATACCAAATATCTTTACTGTACGCTTGCTGCATCCATATCTTATCTCCATCAGGATTTACGAACATACTCTTTATTCCATTGCCCACATTCGTACCTCCAGACAAGCTAGTTGCACTATCAGTTTGGGTTCTGACGGCAGTTCCAAAATCCCAGCCAGTTGAACATTCAAATGTCCAAATGCGGTTTTGGGAATGTGCAGTTCCTACTAACCCCTTTGTTCCTGATGGATTTAATGCAACACAATTCATGTTGTATCCAGAGCCTGGCATGCTGTAGTAAGTTGATTCTGATAGTGTACCATTGATGTCAGCAAATTCGGTGACGAATACTAATGTGAAAGTGGCCGCAGCACTTTCTGTAGAAAGACCATCAGTAACACTAAATGTTAGTTCAAATGTACCAACATCCGCTGGATCGTTTGTGCCAGGCGTAATAGTGAACACATTTTCATTTTGTGAAACAGTTGCAGTTGTTCCTAAAGAACCAGAAGTGACTGCATAACTCCATGTGATATCAAACCCTTCTGGGTCAGTAGATGCAGCAGTTATGACAGTTGGTGTACCATCTTTTGCAAGATAGTATACCGAATTCACGCCCGAAATCGATGAGGGGGCGGCGTTTGTTACGGTTGCGATAAGAAACCATGAAGATCCGTTGTAAATATACATTTGATTGCTTGAAGTAACCAAAGCAAGATCCCCATTAGACATTCCAGTTGCAGCAATTAATGCTGCCATATCTGCATAAACAGTTGCACCACCAGAACCCCCACCATCACCAACAGCACCTACGCCGTTGACTTGAATCCATTGAGAACTATCTGCATCTGTGAAATATGTATACATATCGCCAGTTGTTTCATCCATCCATAAGTCACCGTGTGATGGACTAGATGGTGGAGTGCTGGTAATATCCAGTGCAACCTTCAAATTGCCTTCTAAATTCCACACACCCTTAGCGGCATCGTAATTAAAAGTTTTTTCACCCGACACATGTGTATCGCCATTTGCCGGACTATTTGGAAAATTGATTGCCATTTATTTGTTTCCTTCAGTTTATCTTTTTATACAAAGTATATTGTTGCGTAAAGTTTTTCGCTGCCTGCCTGTGCAAACGGGCCATTTCCCGCACCATAGCTCACTCCCGTCAATGCATTTCTCATCGGACCATATAATCGATGATATCCGCCGAAATCCGAATTGTTCGTAACTGTAGAAGATATTTCCTCTTGAACATCATAGCCCGTTACTTCTGGGCGCGTAATATAAATTTTAATATCAGATGTTGTGTCTGGTGGAAATGCTGCGTTAATTTTTGCACTTATATCGCTATCATTTCCACTAAACCAGTGTCCAGTACTACCATCTTGCTGCGATCCACTTGATGCCGGAAGGCCTTCATACGCACCATCTCCGAATTCGATCCACGGCCCACCGCCTCTACCGTAATCAAATCCCATTAAATAATCATTAGTTGAGCTCCAAGCGAATCTCCAAGTGTAAGGATCGCCCAACTCAGAATTCAATACATTGATAAAGAATGTTCTGGGTGTTGAGTTTCCTGCTGTATCGTTAGCATTTGCAGTAAACGAATAATTTGTATCTGCTGTAATACTTGCAGTTGTGATATCACCTGTTATCAATCCAGTGCCAGCTGCAAGGCTAAGGCCAGGTGCCAATGATCCACTACCAACTTCATATGATACGAACTGTCCATCTGGGTCTGTTGCTTCGATTTGTAAAGAAACTCCAGTTTGATCTTTGTATAGCGAACTGCCAAGTTGTCCTGCTGCGGTTGTCCAAGTCGGAGAACCGCCAGTTTGAATTGCATCTGTTGATGTTGTAGTTTGTCCATCACCGACTGTAACTTTAACATCGAGCGGGCCCTCAGCCGAAGTATATGCTTGTGGTATAGTCGCAGTAAGTTCGCCTTGAGTTACTATAGATGTTGCAGAAGCATTAGTTTCAACTCCATTTGCATCTATAAATGAGACAACTGTACCCACATCAAAGTTTGTACCTTGAATTGTGATAACTGTACCACTCGACCCATCAAAGTTATTAGGAGACACGGATGTGATTGTAGGATTTCCAAAAACTGTACTATTGTTTGTAATATTTTGAATTGTTTGTCCTATTCCGCCAATTTGCAACCACTGAGAACTATCTACATCTGTGTAGTAGATATATGTGTTTGCATTTGATGAATCGAACCACATGTCACCATTAGAAGGTGATGCTGGAGCAGTTTCCGAAACAGATATTGATGAACTTGCATCAACCCATGCATAATCAGTGCCATTCCAAGTCAATATCTGTCCTGTTGTTGCAGTACTTCTATTTAAATGAGAATCTACGCTTGCGTCACTATAACTACCTGCCGCGGTGATTTGATCACCAACATAAGTTTCTGTTGCATATCCGTTTAAATCGGATGCTTCGAGTTTATTTGCCAATGAGTTTGTGACTGTAGTAGAGAAGTTTGCATCATCACCTAATGCCGCAGCTAACTCATTAAGAGTATCAAGAGTTGTTGGTGCAGAATCTACTAGATTTGCAACTTGAGTTGCTACATACGCTTTTGTTGCATATGTACCCAAATCTGTACTTGTAAGTTCGTCAGTAAAATCTAATGCAAGAGATGTTGCATTGATAGCAGTACCAAGTTTTGCAACACCACTAGTTGAGATTCCACCACTATCTGTAACAAAATACTTTGTTCCTGTAGTGAGACCAGAGAGTCCTGTATGAATTCCATATTCAAGAGTTACATCAATAGTTGTTCCAGCAGATGCCGCAACACCATGCAATTTAGTCGCATCAAAGTTAGATTCGCCATATGGGCCCTGCGTCATAATTACTTGAGGATATTGACTGTTTACTGTATCTGGTGAATATGATGCTGTGTCACCATCATTGAAAGGACTTGAATATGTCCACATACTTCCTGAATCAAATGTATTACTATCAGTTGTTTGTGTGATATAATTTCCAGAATTATCGTATTGTAGATATCGAGTCTGTGGACTAGAACCAATTTGATTGGATATAATTGGTGTAATCAATATCGGCGCGTTTGGTGTGCTTCCTGTATTACTACCTTTAGTCCATGCAATATTACCTATTACTGTACCAACTTTGACATTGGCCCCATTCATAAGAGTTAAGTTTCCACTTACATTAGTAATACTAAGATTTGCATCTGCGCTATATAGAGCAACTTTTAATCTATATGGCGCATCTCCACCGCCATCAGGCGGAGATGTTGTAACTGCGGCAAGCAATCCATTAGTTGGATGGAATGCTTGTTTGTTTTGAATTTCATACGCATCTACATTGTGACCTGCACTTCTTGTAAATAAATCTGCCGCCGGGCCTATATTAATAGTTCCGGCATCCCAATCTACATCAGCAAATTTAATTATACCTCTGCGAGTAGAAGTCACTCCCTCTTGTCTATATAAAGCAATTCTAGTTGGAGTTGATGGGTCAATCGCGGTGTGTTCCCATTCAAATGCTTCCGATGTTGAAAGTTCTATTTCGGGAAAACTGCGATCTAAGTATTGATTTGCGAAATCGTAAGTAAACTTTCTTACTGCTGGATATCCATTAGCACCAAGAAATTTTAGATAAAGAGTTAAAACTGTTCCACTAAACCCACCGTGATCAATGGCCATGTTCCCAGCGCCGCCGCTGTTTATACTAATATCTAATTGTCCGTTATTAGTTGCATCGCTATACGCAGCTGAACTATCTGTGCCAGTTGTGTTTACAGTAGTTCCTGTAATATTTCCAGTACCTACATTTAAATAACCCCCACTTGATGCTGCTCCAAGATACAGAAATTTGTCTTCGTGTGTACCTGCCGGCCCAAAGAATGCGTGTTGGTCTCTAAAGTTATTGATAGGTTCTCCCGAAGAAAATGCCGTTCCTTTTGATATTCCCGATCCATTTCTTGAAAATACAACCAACATTGTGCGGTCATTATGTCCAGTGCCGCCAGGGAAAATTAACATTCCTTTTTCTCTGGTGGAATGATGGGCTATCATACCTCTATAGTTTAAATCTCCAATATATCCACTAGTCATTTGAGAATCTATAGCAGTCTGTTGATCGAATGGATAATTTGTAGGTTCAACTACAGTAACAGTACCGTCAGAATTCAACATCACAATATCATTTGTTGCTGCTGTATTTGTTGATGTATATTCTACAACATTACCGCCGCCAGGACTATTATTTGCAACATAGTTCTGGACAAATGCTTCTGTTGCAAGTCCTGTTAAGTCTGCATTGGCAACTGTTTCAATCCAACCAGTGGCCTTGTAAATGTATAGTTTCTGTGTATCTTCTACGAATGCAATGTCACCGACAGTATTTCCTACAGCTGGTAAGTATGTTGCATCACTATAGATATTGACAGATGCAACCAAAGATGTACCATCTGGTGCGATCAGAGTTGCAGTACCAGCAACTTCTTTAATCTTATTCTCAAACGCTGGAGTATTTTCCACATATGTCGATAAGTCTTGTGGAACGAATTTATTTGTTGATGAATCGTATACAAGACACATCTGAGATGTGAGTGTAGGAATAGGACGCAATTCGATAGTCTGTGCGTGGCCTTCTTGTGTATGTTGTCCATAAATCAAGTAGTTTCCATTTGCATTGGTTTCTACTGCAAGATCTTTAACACGAATTGTGCCCCGCATCGCACCATGAACTCCACACTGATAATACAACACATCAGGCGCTCCAGCAGGAACTGTAAATGTAATTGTACCGCTATCAGTGCGAGAACCAGTCACGCCATTTGTATATTCTCCGAAATATGTATTAGATGCAAAATTTGTTCCATTATCTGTTGTAAAGTAGAATGGATGTCCAGAAGCATTGATGTTGATTGTATATGTACCACCTCTATAGAATGGGCCAATCTCTGGATTGTTTCCCATCGCAGTTCCAGAGAATACATATGCACCTGTTGTAGAACCAACGGTGTATGTAACAGACGGCGCTGTGAGAGTTGGTGGTGTGATTGTAGATGGAACATTTACTGCTAATCTCTCAACACTTGTTGAATTTCCGCCATTGATATCTGGATGACTGTGGTTTACTGTAGTTGTAGTTGCCCATGAAACTAGGTTGTCGTTTCCAGCACCTTCAATCCACTTCAATTTAAATGAATGGGTTTGCGTCATTGACCCATATTGAGTATTAGCAAAGTTGTTAATTTGATATGTGCCCTGCATATACAAAGGCACAACACTCAATGGTGTTTCAGTAATCGTGGTACGAGCATATGGAAGTGCGGATTGTGTCCATGTCCAATCCCAATGTGTGCCATGACCTGCTTCGTCTGCTGATACTTGAATTTCTAGTGTCTCTGGTTGTACTGAGAGATCGAAGTTGAGAATGTCATCTGATGTAAATTGAGTAGTACCAAAGTAGAGAGTGTTGTTGTCTAGATATAAATCTCTAAATTTATTTGTAGGAGAGCCCAAGTCATGTGTAGCATCCGCGGCTGGAATAATTGCAGAACCTAATGCCTGCAAATTAGCATCAGACATGAATTTATTAGTAGTTCCTTCAACAATGTCATCGGAAGTTGCAGATGGGGAAAGAGCAGACTGAGAAGAATTTCTTACTTGTTTGATAGCATTCGATAATTTTACCATCTCTTCTGTAGTTGCACCAGAGGAGAGTGCGTTCACTCTAGAGTTTACTGCATTTTCAATATCGCTATCTTCTGTCAATCCTACAGATTTTGCTGCTCTAGAAAGAGAGAGCAGTTGGTCTACTGTCGCAGTTGTAATATCGTTGAGGATTTTTGTGCGAATAGCCTGTATTGAAGTTGTGAGATTTGTATCTGACATCCTATGAACCTTTTATAATTCTGATTTTCTTTATATTTATACTTTTTCTATTTATGTTTTGACGAAAACTCTAACATACGATTGCTTTTTCTTATCTTTTTTGAAAACACAATATTCTATTTGATTTTTCTGACAAATTTCTATTATTTCTTTGGGCCCTTGCCATTCTTCATCAGTTGCAACTGTTTCCGGCTCATTTGCAGAGATTTTTTTGATTTTATTCCACCTATCCACTTCTGCTCCAAATGTAGGAGTTCCTTTATATATTTTTGTTGTCCAAATTTGATCTTTATTGTTTATGTAATATCCACGGCCGCCGATATTCAGGTTGGAAAGTCTATAATCTTCAGGATCTATAGAATCTGTCTGATTTGTGTAGAATCTCTTCTTGTTTGTAAACAAACTCTCTACATCTACTGCATATTTTAGTTCTTCGCTAGGATCATTCTTGAAGACACTAGGTATATTATCAATACCTATTGCTTTTACTAAATTTTGATACCCATGTACAACCAAGCATGTAGAAAACTCACCATCACGACACGAGAATATCAAATCAGTTGCATCTGAATAGTCAAAATCCATCATTAAATGATCTTCAAATAAATGTATCATAATGTCTCCGTATGTGTTCCAACTACTGTATATTCGTATTCTGTACCATCAATATTTATTTTTACATATCCACCAGCACCATTTCCGCCGTCTGTACCACCATCTGATGCGCCAGCACCACCATTCCCAATAGTAACAGTCATTATAGTTCCGAAAGGAACTTCCAACAGATAGTTTGCAGGGTTTTCTTGTTTTACGCTCGCCTGGCCGCCTTCGCCCGCTGGGTCTGTGTTGTATATTCCGCCAAATTTATTGACATCAACATGGCCGCCGCCTCCGCCGCCACCTGCACCATAACTTGTTGCGGCCGCGCCGCCGCCTGGCATGTCTTTTCCACCGGGCCCACCACCATCTCCATAATCTGATGCGTCACCAGTTCTTTCTGGTATATTATTAAGTCTATGTAGTCCTGCCTCTGCGCTATCTCTACCACCCGCGGCACCAGAAGAGGTTATAGAGAAATATGAAACTCCATCTACCGACATGTCTATAGTAGTATCTCCACCGTCATCTCCATCTGTTATTCCGACTCCATTGCCATTATTGCGTCCAGCTCCGCCACCACCGCCGCCACCAATCAATTCATAAGATACAGGAATTTGTGCAGAAGTTCCATAAAAATCATCAAAGCTTATCTCTTCACCCGTTGCTGTTGGAACATTAGAGTTCTCTGGGCGTTCTAGTACATGTCCTGTAGCTCTAGTGAATTCGCCAAAAACAATCCTCTGCCATGTTGGAGAGGATGAATTATGTAGTATCTGTATATCCCTAAGTGAAATCGGGCCAGTTGTCTGCAATGGCATTATGTCATATCCGAAAATGCAGTTATATTACCTCTAGTTTCTATATCTCCAGTGGTTGATAATCGCATCATTAATGTTCCGTTATGAGAAAATAATAATCTATCTGATGCATCTTGAGATATAGTCCAGTCATCCAAACCGAATAAGTCAATACTCCACTTATCCGTGGTTGCATTATATTCCCAAGTTTTTGCTCCAATTGTATGTTTATCACCATTTGCTGGGTTTGATGGAAATTCTGCCATTTATTTCTCCTTTAAATTACTGCTTGCCAATACCAAGTTTCTGGATCACTAGACGATCCATGAACAACATCAATTTCACCACTAGAATTTGCAGTATATATTGCAGTATTAATTTTGCGTGTTTCTTGGACAAGTACCTGTTTTCCGGCAATATTAGAACCAAGAGAAATTGTTGTGGTTCCTGATGATGTTGGAGTTGTAAATGTGCCTCCTACAATTTGCCCGGCCGCTTGGGTGGATGCATCTGTACCAAAATGCATTGCAACAACTCGCACCGACGAACCTGTTGTTGTAGCAGTTGCATATATATGAACACTAACTGTACTTCCTGTGTTGTTAACCCATTTTACAGTATTTGTGCCAGTTGCCAATAGTGTACTGCTTGGATTTGCACCACCCCAACCGTTTTGATCGTATACAGCCATTGTCTCATTATTATTGTTTTGCGCGTATCCTGCAATCCATGTAACTAAAACTTCCCCATTTTCAATATTGGCTATAGAAGTCAATCCAGTAGTAAGACCGGCGCGAATCTGTTTGGGCGCTGCGGCAACACTACTACCACCACTGTTCAATAGTCCATCGACATCCGTTAATTCATTGATATCTGTATTTAATAGTCCATCAGCATCTGATAATTCATTGATATCTGTATTTAATAGTCCATCAGCATCTGATAATTCATTGATATCTGTAACACTACCACCACCACTGTTCAATAGTCCATCAGCATCTGATAATTCATTGATATCTGTATTTAATAGTCCATCAGCATCTGTCAAGTCATTAATATCAGATGGTATGGTAACTCCACCTGTTAGAGTTGCGATAGAATCATCCACATATGTTTCTGTCGCATATCCAGTTAAATCGGTTGTGACTGCTGGATTAAATGTAAACTGTCCATTATTATACGATAGAGAACCACCACCAGACGCCGCGCCTGTCTGTACCGTAATATCTCCCGCTTCTATAAAGTTTTGAATTGCCGTGTTCATGGCAGTTGTTGTTACATATGCCGATAAATCAACAGCTCCACCACCCCCAGACGCTGGGGTTCCGACAACACCAGTCAACTGAATCCAACTACCACCATCCCACATTAATAGTTCTCCGGCGGTTGCAGTGTCAAACCATAGCTCTCCTGGCTGTGGGTCGTTTGGAGCAGTGTCTCCATATGTTGTAACTGTCAAGTTTGCAATTGTGTCGATAAGTGTTTGATATACCCCTGCATCATCATTTATAGATGCGGCTAGTTCATTTAGTGTATCCAACGCGGCAGGAGCACCATCAATTAAATTTGATATTGCAGTGTCTACATAGATTTGAGTTGCAACTCTATTTGCAACCGCACCATTTTCTTTGGTATATATGATGCCTCCTGCAGTAATGTCACCATTGACTTCAAATGCACCATCCAATGAGAGTCCACCATCAGAATAAATATCACCATTTTCTTCTACCCTAAATACCGCACTCTCTTTAGATAGTGCAGTCGTAGTTTCGTCTTCATCATTGAACAGTCCAAAGTAATTTCCATCTTCTGAATTATTTCTATCTAAGAACATTGCAATTGACTGCAATGAGCTAACTGCAACACTATTACTTCTATCAGAAAGAAGATCGTAGTCCATATGAATTTTATTAGATGTAGTTCCATTTGTGAAAGAATCTCTTGCTCTCTGATCTAAAAAGTAAAGGTTGTTATTACCCTCTACTGTTGTATCAGTGTTGAGATACTTTGTTCTATATACACCATCAGTATCATATTGTAAAACATGATTTAATTCTGCGTCTAGTGCATCTACATCTGTTATTTGATTAATTCCAATTCTCACGAAATCGCTCCCTACTTTTAGTCTTACTGGAACTGCTCTTGCGTCAATTCCATAGTTGACTTTTAAATCTCTTATTTCTAATCTTGCCGCATCCATATTTGGAACAACTCTCAAATGAGAATTGTCTAAATCAAGTGCAGAAAAATTATAATTTCCTTGTCTCTTTGCAACATGTCGCTGTAGTATGTGATGGGGCATAACCAACACTAAATTTGCGTCCATGTTTTCTGTTTCTAGCTGTGTTTGCCCCAACACCTGATAGAACTTATATCTGGTGTTTTCTCTTACTGTTACCTGATTTGATGTAGTTGTAGTAACATCTGGTGCTTTTTTTCTAACTTCATATGCAGTGGCTCCATTTATTGTATATTTTTCTCGCCATCTGGTGTATAGAGTTCCATCGGCGTCAATAAATTGCGGATTTCCATTCGAATCAGTTCCACTATATTGTAGATTTGTCTGTAGGCCTGCTTTTATTTGTCCATTATAAACAATGCCCCATGTTACTCCATCAGTTAAATGATCCCATGTGTCGCTGCCACTAGAATATGTTCCATCATTATTTCCTTCTACCCATGCTGTTGTTGGATTTGTTCCACTACCAACTAAAGTTCCTGGCAGAGTTGCTCCAATTGCTGTGCTGGTGGTGGTTATTGTGTTTAAGCTTTCTTTAGTATATACTACATCTTCAATCTCAACTCCTAAATCATATGATGAACCATCTAATCTTTGATATATGGGCGTTGCAGAATAAACTCTATTTGAAAAAATTACAACACCGCCCACAACAAGAGTCCACGATCCAATAGACACCCCATTAGCTGCTCCAAATTCATACGAAATATTCTGTAGTACTGACGGAACTTCTGGATTGTTTGTTGCATTGATGTCAGAAGCGGATGGAGATTTGGTGCCCGAAATAGTATTGCCCGAGGAATCTGTATAATCTTCCTTGGCTGGGGTGTGAAAAATCCAAACGGTTTCAAAATTCAATGGGTCGTTATAGTCTGTAATATTTGTAGCCATTTAAAAAATATCCATTATTTGTCCTTTTATTTATAATGCTTCTTGACAAGTGATTTCTAATGTAGTATATTGGTACTAATGATTTAAGAAAAGAGATTCTAGATGAAGAACAGTCCTATAAACAAATTGCAACAACTTATGGTTATTACTGCAGAAGAATGTGGCGAGTTGACACAAAGATGTAGTAAAATTATTCGCAAATATAATGATATTTCTGAAATCGAAGAAGATCAACGTGTAAAACTTCTTGAAGAACTTGGAGATGTGCAATGTATGATAGAACTAATGGTTGATCACAATATCATAACATATAAAGAATTGGCAGTAAGATCGTGTCATAAGAGAGAAAAGTTAAAAAAATGGAGTCAGTTGGTAGATGGTTAGGTTAGGAAACTTTAAAACACTAGAAGTTATAGACGATGAGTCCGCCCAGCTTTGGGATGATGTGCAGACTGTCTTTCTATCTATCGATGGAGATACGGTAAAGATAATAATAAACCCAGACGAATCTGAGTTCACAGAAGAAATTATAGAATAGGAGAAAGATATGGCAAATAATGTATACTCAATAGTAAGTCTTCACAGCGGAAATGAAGAAGTACACACATGGTTTAAAGAATTGGTTGAAAATCTCAGATATCCAGAGGATGAACGACCTCAAGAATACGAGCACTACAAACCACTCCACACTACATTCTGGCCAGATGAAGAGGATACAGACACTAGGGGTTGGTATGTTGATAATATTGGTGTAAAGTGGTGTCACATACAAGACGCATATGAAACAGAAATCAATACATGTTCAGCGTGGGGAATTCCACATGACTTTTATGAGAAATTGTCAGAGGAAGCATCGAAGATAGATGAGAATGTAGTGTTCACCGTCACATATGAAGATGAGATGCCAAACTTCTTCGGCAGTTCAGTATATTACCAAGGAGAACAGTTTGATTCGTGTGAATGGGATTCGGATGAATATGAAGGCCAGGGCCTCTGTTTTTATTGGGATGAAGATGAAATGGGTGAAGAAGAACCAGAAGATTGGGAAGCTTCATGGGAAGATATGCACCTTTTGCAACATGAAAATTTACAACAAATGCTTGATGGGTTGATTATCGATGAGAATTGAACCTGATATCAAATTAGACTATAAGAATGTATTAATCAGACCTAAACGCTCTACTCTCACTAGCAGAAAAGAAGTTTCTCTTGTGAGACAGTTTAATTACAGAAATTATAACGCAGAAAACATCTGCCCGTCAGATTTTGAGGGTGTACCTATTATTGCGGCAAACATGGACGGAGTGGGCACATTTGAAATGGCAGATAAACTCGCTGAAGGTGAGATAATGACATGTCTCAAAAAAACATACACATCAGCGGAACTCATTAGTTACTTTAATAGTAAAATATGGGAGAGAAGAGAATATGTTGCAATGTCTATTGGTATTTCTGACTCAGATTTAAATAAGTTCAAAACTGTTTATGATAATGTCGGAAAAGAACTTAAATATGTTTGTATTGATGTTGCTAATGGATATACAGAAAGATTTGTAGACTTTATAAAACAGTTTAGAATGCTATATCCTAATATTGTAATTATTGCAGGGAATGTTGTTACTGCAGATCAAACACAGGAATTAATTTTAAATGGAGCCGATATTGTTAAAGTGGGTATTGGGCCTGGCAGTGTTTGTACTACTCGTATCAAAACTGGAGTTGGTTATCCCCAACTCTCGGCAGTTATTGAATGTGCTGATGCTGCCCATGGTCTTGGTGGCCATATCATTGCTGATGGTGGGTGTACTTGCTCTGGTGATGTAGCGAAGGCATTTGCTGCTGGTGCTGACTTTGTAATGCTTGGTGGTATGCTTGCCGGACACGATGAAGGTGATGGTGAATTAATCGAAAAGTTTTACGAAACTAATCAGTTAGAAGATTTACATGGTGAACGTGTAATCGAAAGAAAACAGTATGTACAGTTCTATGGTATGAGTAGTAAGGCCGCAAATGATAAACATTTTGGTGGACTTAAAGAATATCGTTCTTCAGAAGGACGAGAGGTATTAGTACCATATCGTGGAGAGGTTGTAAAGACAATTCAAGATATTCTAGGAGGCATTAGAAGTACTTGTACATACGTGGGCGCGGATGAGTTAAAAAGACTAAATAAATGTACAACATTTGTCATGTGTCATGACACTCACAACAGGATCTATGAAGGGAGTTAAAATTGAACGAGAAACAATTATCCGCAAGACTCGCAAAGATGTCTGCCATCGCATATGACCAACCAAACATTGCCACTGAGAAATATAAGGCCTTGGGATATGCACAGGTAAAATATATAGACTATCAGGGAGCACAATGTTATGTTGTTTGGAGTACTTCTACTATTGTAGTATGTTTTAGAGGAACAGAACCTTCTCAGTGGAATGACGTTAAGGCAGATTTACGAGCTTGGCCAGAGAAAGAAGAAACTGGAAGAGTTCATAAAGGATTTAACACTGAAGTGGCAAAAATTATTGACAGAGTTGAAATAACCCTACAACAAATGAGGGGCGCAAAAGCTTTGTATGTAACTGGACATTCTCTTGGTGGTGCAATGGCAACTATCGCGGCAGGAAAATTAGAACATGTAAACTTTCTCTGCACATTTGGTTCTCCTAGAACTGGTTGGGGTCAATATGTAAAGAATATCACATGTCGCCATGTGAGATTTGTAAACAATAATGATATTGTTCCATCGGTGCCACCATCATTCATGATGTATAAACATCATGGAGAATTGATGTATATAAACTATTATGGTAATATTAGAAATATGTCTTTTTGGCAGAGAATGAAAGATCAATGGCGAGGCCGTATGATGGCAGTCAAGAAAAAAGCACCATTTGATGGTGTATACGATCATGATATGAAATATTACATCAGATACACAGAAAGAAACGCAAATGATTGAGATGATTTATCAAATGGCATCAGACAGACTATGGATTTATACTGCAATAGTGGGTGCTTTATTTGGTGCAGCATTTCTTGCATATTTTCGCTCGACCCATGCCGGTATTTACTTGTACATGAAATTTGATGAATATCTTGATAAAATTAGAGATTATTTTGGATGGACTTGGTTCAATCAACCAGAGGATGCTTGGAGAAAACAATATCCAAAAATTACTAATAAGATTGATGAACTAGAGAGGCGAATAGCTGAACTGGAAAATCCCAAACCACAATGGGATAAACGTCCAAATGAAGCAATAAATGAAAAAGGCTAAAATAAGGGTTGACAAAAGATTGTCAGCCCTTTATACTTTAAGGGTAATGAAAAAGGAAACGAATCAAATGAAATCGGATGATAATACATTTATTTGGGATGAACATGCCCGAATCAATCCTACAACCTTTCAATCTCAACATTCCTCTATGGTACAGTCTGATATGAAAGCATATGCTTTAAAGGCAGGCTTGTGGCCAAATTCGGATTATAAACGCATTATTCGTAGACATGCAGAAGCGCGTGGTTGGACACAAAGGGGATTCAATGGTATGGAGATTATTAATTAAATTAGCCCTTGACATTGCCCGAATCATATGTTAAAGTGAAGTGTAAAAAGGAGATATATAATGACACAAGTTGCAGTAATTCACGCCGCCTTCGGCCAGACCCCTCAGACAGTTGCATTAGTTGAAGTTGATGATACCATGTCAGTTGAAGAACAACTGGAGTATGCATATCGTTGGACAAATAATGTGATGGGTTCGTGGAGTATCCAATCAGAGTTTTTGTCTAGTGGTAAAAACGGTGACTATAATGAGAACGTAACTGTTATGGCACCCCTACCAGTTGATGACCGTGGACAGGAATGGGGGCTCCGTTCTACATCCATGGGAGATCAAATGTTAGTTGGTAACACCAAGTATGAAGTTGCAATGTGCGGGTTTGAAAAAATTTAAGCCCTTGACATTGACTCGTAGATATGTAATAATGAATATGTAATGAGAAAGGTGATTCGACATGATTGACACAATGCAAGAGATTGAAATTCTAGAAAATGTTATCATTGCACTACAAGAGGGTGCGTCTGATGAGAAACGAATGGCGATAACAGATTTAGAACGCATGATGCAACGCAAACAAGTAGAAGTTGCCGAATATGATGCTTGGGTTGATGAACAAGCGGCAATACAGGCATGGATGGAAGGAACCCAGATATAATGTTTACTTACTCAGATGATTGTTTTTCAGATCTCCATAAAGATGTTTATGGATTTCGTCCTCGCGGCATTCTTATGGAAGAGTGGCATGAACGCACTCCAAGACAGAAACAAGAGTTGTGGAATGCTCTTTGCGACGAACTTGAAGAGAACATGAAAGCTGAAAAGGCTGCAGAAGAAGTTGCAGTCGAAGAGTTTGAAGTTCGGGTTCAAGATGTAATTGAATTGGGTGCTGAAAATCGTGAGACTGCGCTTCGTTGGATTGTTGGTTCTGAAACCTTTTACCACAGTCAAGATGTAGAGCATTTTGTGTGGGAACAGGGTATCCTATTTACCGACTACGGTAAACAGTTAGTCAAAGACCTGTGTTCCATCGTTGAATACGAATCTTGGGAGGCAGCCTGATTGTTCACAAATGAATTTGAGTTCGATGCGACTATAACAACAGTAATGGACGAAACAGCTGAACATGAAGATGTTCAGCTTATTATATCTGAAGATGTTGTCTACATCAGACAGTTTAATGACGAAAAGCGTCAAACTACATACGATTTAATTGCAATGACTCCTAAGATGTTTAAGGATATGGTTACTGCATTGAACCAGACTGAAGGCGTTTTTTCAACTCAGTATAAGAAGGCAACCTAGCCCCGCTTCCCTGATAATTAAATTCGCCCATGTTCCTTAGAACTTCTAAGGTTTTTCTTTGCATGATAGCTTGTATTAGTTCTCCATTCCCCTGCATAACTGTGGGGGGAACTGCTTTTTGTTCTAGATATTCGGTATATGTTCTTTCTGGTTTCATAAGAAAGTATTCTAAATCCCAAGTATTCACAAACATAATAAATGTGTCTCTATTTGTATATTGTGCAATCATTTGATATAGTTGTGCTCTAAATCCGTTGGCAGCAAAATAATATGATTGCCATGCGCCTGTGCTTTGTCCTTGCGAATAGATGTCTTGTAATTTCATCTCTCCGTCATATTGTGGCAGCCATGGCGCGTGAAATGCCAGAAGCCCACTTACATGATATTCTACGCCGCCCAGAAATGCAAGGGCACATGCAGATATACATGCTGCATTCCTTGGCACCCATACATCCACATTCCAGTTAGAGAACACTGTTCCGACTTTATATGCCTCCGATAATAGGCCGCCGGGCGAATTCATAGATATTATTTTAGTATCTGGATGAGCTGCTAATGCATTGATAAATGCTTCGGATAATCCTGCAACAAAAGATCCTTTAAATTGTAACATTGGGCCCCATGGGGTATCTTGTTCATACCTAATATCATATGGATGATTTTCGTGTGCTGATGTGTTTGTTGTCGTTAGCATTATTGTTAACGCAAACAAGATAGGAATAATTTTAATTAGTTTCATTATATTTCCTTCCAAAGAAATATTTATAATAATTATATAAACTAAATAAAAGACACACAAATACCAGAAATAGAATTGGAGTATAATATGACTTTTTGGAAATGGTGGACTACTGTTGTGATAGTTGCGGTTCTTTGTGCAATCGCCGAATACTATATCAACATTTCGAATTATCTATTAGTACAAGATGGTACTAAAATAAGTTTACTGATATTGACTATCCTCATGGCTTGCACCATCAGTGTTGGAAAACATGCGTACAATTTACAGTTTAAGGAAAGCGCTCCTAAGAAAAGTTCAATCGAACCTCTTTGGTATTTTTCTGATGCTGTACTATCTATTGGCATGGTAGGAACATTAGTAGGTTTCTTAATTGTTCTTACATCTACATTCACTAGCATTGAAGGATATACTCCAGAAGAACTTAAAACTGTCATCGGAGAATTGGCGTCTGGAATGGGTATTGCTTTGATAACATCATTGACTGGACTACTATCTTCAATTATTCTTAAATTTCAACTAGTATTGTTGGATAGCGATGGTGGCAATGTGTAATGAGAAAATACAGCACAAACTTAGGGTTTGTTGATCTATTATTCAATCTATTAGTCGGATTTGTTAGTTTGTTGTTGATAGCATTCTTGCTAATCAATCCAATCGCAGACGATGGTAAAATAGACCCAGTGACAGAATTCATAATAAATGTTCAATGGCCTGATAATTCCAGCATTGATATAGATTTATGGGTGCAGGGCCCAGAAGGAACTATTGTCAGCTTCAAACAAAAAGATGGCAATTATATGGTATTGGAAAGAGATGATCTTGGTATTAGCAACGATTTCGTAATGATAGATGGAGAACCAAAAATCATTCGCAGAAATATTGAAACGCTCATGATAAATACAATACTAGAAGGTGAATATTTTATCAATGTTCACAACTATAATCACAACAAACCTTTAAAGGATGGAGAAGATTATCCAGTTCCAGTAGAGGTAACTTTAATCAAAATGACACCATTTAGTAATATATTTACTCTTAAAACCACACTATCATTTAGACAAGAAACTACTATAGCATCATTCTTGGTGAGTCGTAATGGGATTGTAAACGATATTAGGACAGATGTTCAGATACCTCTCTATTATAAAGGTATTGCAGAGCATACACCAGAGCCAGTATCACCTACATTTATGAATATATCACCAGCGAATAGAATAAATGAACAGGTGTGGGATGGTGTTCAATGGGGGTTCGGGCCATGATATTTCAGGCAGTTATAGCATTTTGTATCATATTGTGTATCATAATCGCAATATTGATATACTACTCTGAATTAGACTTTACACTAAAACTGGTTTCACTACCATTTTCTGTATTCTTTTTGTCTGCATTTATCTATTGGGTGTCGGATAATTTAGGAACGCCGGTAGAAGCAACACCTATTGGAGAATTTAAGTACATACATCACACAATGAAAGGAAATGAAACGATATATCTGTGGATTTATCAGAAAGAAGATCAAAAGCATAGATTATATCAGTTTCCATATACAAGGGATGCGGCAAAGAAACTGGCCGAAGCTGGACAGGACGCAAAGAAAGGCGTTGAAATTTCTGGCGAGATGGCCGAGGGCCCGTCTGGTTCTGGACAACAAATACGAATTGAACTATATCCAACCAGACCAAATATGATAGTGGGCCCCGTTAAAAATTAAAAAAGGGAAATATAATGTTTAGATTTTATACTGAAAAGAAGTGGTTATTATGGAGTTGGATTGGTTCTGCAATAATCTTATCATCACTTTGGGTACAAGTACAAATTGATGTAAAAATAAATGAATGGTTTGGACAGTTTTATGACATGATCCAAAAAGCATTGGGAGAACCTAATGCAATCACAATCACAGAATATTGGGCTAGTTTAGGTAGTTTTATATACCTTGCCGCAATATATGTTGCAATCGCAGTTGCAATTAGTTTTTTCACTGCACATTTTTTATTCAGATGGCGAACTGCCATGGTAGAATGGTATCACTCTGTATACGACAAGGCACGTACAATTGAAGGTGCCGCTCAGAGGGTACAGGAAGACACAATCAAATTCAGTCGAATTATGGAAAGTCTTGGAACTAGTTTCATAGAATCTATTATGGTGTTAGTGCAGTTTGTGCCTATTCTACTTGGACTGAGCATAGGTATTCCTGTCTTCTTCTTTGGTGACTGGCAATACGGACTCGTGACAGGTGCATTGATTTGGAGCATTGGTGGTACTTTGTTTTTAGTTGGATTGGGTTGGTTGCTTCGTCTAGTTGGCGTAGAATATGACTTACAGAAGAAAGAAGCAGCATATCGTAAGATCCTTGTTATTGCAGAGGATGATGAAACTGTCCGGCCTAAAACAATTAATGAGTTGTTTCAAGATGTCAGAGGCATCCATTTCAAATCATATATAAGATACCTATACTTTAATGTGGGTAGAGTGGCATATCTTCAAGCAAATGTCTTGAGTGCATATGTATTTCTTGCTCCTGCAATAGTCGCCGGCGCTGTCACATTAGGCGTAATGCAACAAATTATTCGGGCATTCGGTAGAGTAGAGGGTTCTATGCAGTATCTATTAAAGGCTTGGCCAACTATTATTGAATTGGCGAGTGTATACAAACGACTAAGAGAATTCGAAAGACAAATTAAAGAGAAATAATAATGGCTAAAAAGAATAAAAAGGTAAAAGAGGAAGAAGTTGAAGTAAAAACTATACTGATTCCAGACACAATCACACAGGTTCCCCCACAGGAACCTGTGCCCCGCGATATGACATTTGAGAAACCACCAGGCACTGTTCTAAAAGAGAACGGTATTATTTTTATGGATAAGCAGTTTAATCAAGAGAACTGTATGCCTCTAGTCAAAATGATTATGGAGTATAATCTGATGCCCGCTCCAAAGGCACCACCAATTATACATCTATACATCAATTCGCCTGGCGGAGAAGTTGCATCTGCATTTCACTTAATTGATGTAATCAAACAGTCTAAGATACCAGTATATACATATGGTATGGGCTCTATTGCATCATGTGGCGTGTTGTTGATGATGAGCGGCGAAAAGGGCCACAGATATTTGACACAGAATACAAGTATTATGTCACACCAGTATAGCTGGGGCTCTGGTGGCAAGGAACACGAACTGTATGCAAAAATCAAACAGTTCGAGATCTCATCTGAGAAACTTATAGATCACTATAAGAAATGCACTGGTAAAAAGAAAGACTACATTAGAAAACATCTTTTACCAGAATCTGACATGTGGATGACACCAGAAGAGGCAATTAAACATGGTATTGCCGATAAAGTCATAGAAACTTATTGACAAAACAGAATCATTAGTGTATATTAAGAAAGTAAATTGAAATGGCACAGGAGTTGACAGAAAAATTATCAGTAATTCTAACTGAATTGAAACAGGTTATGGAAGAGCGAAAGATGCGAGTTGATGATCTCAGAAGAGAAATTGACGAAATAGAACAGCAAAACGCCGACCTAGAGAAACAAGTTTCGAGTCTGTTAGATTCATTCTAATAAAAAGGGTCGGATGCTACAAGGTGTGGCAGCGGACTGTAACTCCGCCGAGGAAACTCACGCATGGTTCGATTCCATGCCGGCCCACCATAAAATGAGGTAGTAATGAAAGAACCAGTATATGAAAAAGGTTATCCTTCCTTTGAGGCAGTCAATGGAGATGAACCACAAGAACGATATCACGAATACATGAAACGGCGTATGCGTGAAGAAGACGATAAGGCAAAATTTACGCTCACTGTAGAAAAAGATGGAGAGGAATTAGTTTTACCCTTTCCTGTTGAGCTTCTCAATCAAATGGGTTGGGATATTGGCGATACATTGTTATGGGAGAGTACACAAAATGGTTATAGCGTCCGTAAAAAAGAAGACTAAAATTGCAATTGCTCTTGCATTGAATATCGGTATTGTAGCAAGCATGGGCGCAACATACTCTCAGGCGTCTGAACCGTTCGCACACGAAAACGCTAGAGAGCTAGAATGTGTCGCATTGAATATCTATTACGAAACCAGAGGCGTGTCTCTAGCAGACGCTATGGCAGTCTCAGACGTTGTTTTAAATAGAGTTTTGAGTACGAAGTATCCTAATACAATGTGTGAAGTAGTGAGGCAAGGACATAAGAATTCTGATGGTTCTATGAAGAGAAACAAATGTCAATTCTCTTGGTATTGTGATGGCAAATCTGATGCACCAAAAGACATCACATCGTGGGAGCGTTCTAGAAAATATGCTAGAGATTTTTATGTCCACGGCGCATATGTTGGCATAACAGAGGGGTCTACCCACTATCATGCGAATTATACTACTCCATATTGGGCCCCATCATTTGATAGAGTTACCAGAATTGGTTCTCATATATTCTACAGAATGAAGGGAAAATAAATAACCATGTCTGGAGAAGGAGCAAACATGTCATTTTCTATCAAAGATATTCCAAAACAATATCATTTTGTGCTGGATGAAATTTGGAGTTGCAACACTGACATGGATTTGTTCATCTATATAAATAGTTGCGGCCCTCAAAAAAAGAGGGTTGCAGAAAATCTTATCGAACTCATAAACTTAGAAATGATAGATAAAAACTTTGAGGCGGCGAGTAAAGCATATCTAGACGATAGATTTCACAATCAGATAAACTCTATATATGGAAAAACCAATGGCACTACAAGTTAGATCGGTATCAGAACCAACATATGAAGAAGATGGGGTGCATTATGGAACCCCAACTAATATGATTGAAAAGATAAAAGAGTTACAGCTCAAAATTGAAGACATGGAAGACGAAATACATCGTCTTACTACTGGATTTAGTAAAAAATGGAACGATGTTGCATATGATGATTTGAAATCGTCAGATTATCTCACTAAATTCGATAAAAAATTTGATGAATATGGATATTATGGAGAAAATAACGGGCCAATAGAAGAACATTCTAATTGTGGCACCGATGATTGTTGCAAACAGTGCTAACATGGATGAGAGAATAACCAGAATTGAGCATAAGACATGGTTAGTTCGCAGAGCCATTAAGAGGTTTTGTTATGAATATCCTCAATATCACCCAAGAAATAGAACAGTTCCAATAGAAGAATTGGAAAGAATAAAAAGAATGCGGTATGAAGAGAAAAATCCGCCAAAAATGTCTGATAAAGACAAATTGAAATCGTTATTAAAGAAAAAGTGAGATAGATAAAACATTATGGGTAAAAGAAGCGTATTCGAACACAGAAAAAATGATTTTTACCCGACCCCAGAGGCAGCTGTTATGCCTCTCATTCCATTTTTACCAAAAAATCCATTCAAATTCTATGAACCGTGTGCCGGTGACGGTAGACTCGTGGAGTTTTTGCACAAATTATCGTCTGGTGTTTCTATGGGCCACACAGATATTGAGCCACAATGTGATTGGGTTGGCCAAATGGACGCATTTGATGTACAAGTACCAGATGCGACAGATATAATTATCACAAATCCGCCTTGGTCTAGGTGGTTACTCCATCCGATGATAGAACATTTCTCTAGACAGAAACCAACATGGTTTTTGTTTGATGCTGATTGGATTCATACCAAACAGGCAGTGCCATTTCTACCACTCTGTAGAAAGGTAGTATCAATTGGGCGTGTCAAGTGGATAGAAGACAGTAAACACACTGGAAAAGACAACAGTTGCTGGTATTTGTTCGATAATGATGGAGATGATACCAAATTTTACCCAAATCCTAAGTGGAGATGATATGCTAACAGAATTTGACATAGAAAACTTGGTAGATTTACTATCAAAACTATCTACAGACACAAAAGTATACCTTGGATGCGATTCCATCAGGTTTATAGACAAAAAAGGCACTCGTATGGCCAGATATGCTACCGTTTTGATTGTGCATATGAATGGAAACAAAGGATGTAAGATATTTTCTAACATCTCATACGAAAAAGACTTTGACATAAAGAAATCACGACCAAAAATGAGATTATTGAATGAGGTGAGAAAAGTATGTGAGCTGTATCATCAGGTGATACCGTTTATTGATGAATATGAGGTTGAGGTGCATCTTGATATCAACACAGATCCAAAACATGGAAGCAATTGTGTTGCACAAGAGGCAGCTGGTTATGTATTAGGTATGACAGGAATAGAACCAAAACTAAAACCAGAGAGTTGGGCAGCAAGTTTTGGAGCAGATGGAGTCGCAAATGGAAGAGCCAAGTCAACCCACCCCGAATGGGCATACGCAGCAATCCTTTAGTATTAGTGGTTGTTGCAATAATCCAAAGATACAACAAATAGAAGGTGCTGTCTACAGTGAAAGTGGATGGAGAATCCCTTACCTCTTGACAGCATGTGATAATTGTGGTAAAATAAAGTCAAGAAGTAATTTTTATGATGCAGAGGAGCGAATATGAGTATGCATATGATTAGAGGTGTACAGGTACATGGAAAATCTAAAAAGAAAAAGTCAAAATCACAATCTCTGAAAAGAGCAGAGGCAGATCATGCAAAATTCCTAAAACGCATGGGTGTCAGTGGTGTTAAGACTGAATACCGACACGATTTACCCAACTACAAATCAGACAGCCGAAATGTCATTCCAACCAGCGATGTGATTTGTGGAAATGGTTCTAAAAAGGACAGGAACATATATAGTGGTGAGCGTCAATTATTAGGTGTTGCCACAATGCACAAATCTAATATGGTTCCTATCTTTGCGGATAAGAAAGAAGACGCAAAAGACATTGCAAGCATGAGGCGCTAATATGACAGATCCACTAAAGTTTCGCAGAAAATATGAAGGCATTATCAAGAATTACACTAATAATGTAGATCAATGTGCGGAACAGTGGTTGTTGAGTGGTGAATATGAGTGGCTTGCAGGATACTACATGTACGTGCAAAAAATAGAAGAACTAAAGGACTGGATTGTGAAAAAAGAAAGTGAAATGTCTTGAGTGATGATGACCTTAGAGAATTGATAGAAATGTTTCCAAATCTACCAAATCCACAAAATTATCCAAATAGTTTCTTGTATCATGTACGAATGTACCAGTATTTAAAATCTCTCAGGAACGAGAATAGCAAATAGCTCTTGATATCCACCAACATATTCCCAATTATCACCCTCTGATGCCCAGATTTGCGGCACAGTTCTTGGCTTCTTACCAGATCCATGGACTTGCTCATAATCATTCAACAAATTAGATTTGTTTCTTACGCTCTCGGCGATATCAATTTTCTGTTCGATCTGGATGTTTCTAGTGTCACACAATGCTTCTGCTGATAGACAAAAATTGCAATTAGGTTGTGTGTACATTTTTACTTTTTTGATGTTCATGATATTCTCCTAACAATACATTTTATTTATCTTCGGCCCTTGACATCTATTGCTCTATAATGTATATTATAAGAGTAACAAGAAAGAAAGTGATTCGAAAATGTACTACATCAATCAAATACAAGATCTATTAAATTGTTCACGTTCTTATGCAGAACGTATCTTCGACAATCAAATGTCGCATTTAGACTTGTCAGAGATGTCGCAAGAGACTTTCGAACTGGAAGTCGCAATCGCCACCAATTTCGTAGAAGCCAATGAAGGAGATCTTTAATATTTGCCCTTGACATTGGCAGCTGGTTATGGTACTTTAGGGTGTAACAAGAGAGAAAGTGATTCGTAATGGAAGGAAATAATGATATGTTTGAAGTTGGGATGGGTTTTCTGCGCCGCTATGTAAACTATACTGCAGTTGGTGAGATCGTATCGATACATGATGATGCAGATGGAGAGACTCTTATCACTGTTATGTATGATGATGGTTCGATGAAAATTTACACCGAAGACTGCGTGTGGAACAACCTTGGCCGCCGCATGATTGTGACGGAAGATGTGTTGGTGCGTCCTTTAGAGAAACTGGAAATACTTCAGCAGGATTATTTACAATGAACGATTGGATGGAATCTTTAATCTCCAGTTACTACAATGACTATGGAGAGTTTCTTGATGCCCAGACTCAGATAGAAGCTGTTCGGACTGGAGTCAATCAATTGTTGTTTCTATCCGAATATGATCTAGTCCAGCATGTAGCACTCTTCTCAAAACAAAAAGAAGAAGTCACTCAGGAAGCATGGAACCTGATAGAAAGTTTTAAACCATGACAGTTTTTCCTACTCATATTATACAGACATCTGGCCACTGGATGGTAGGAACGCAATGGCAATACGCAAAAGGAACCGTCACCATGGAAGATGGCGGATTTTCTTGTACTTGCAAAAAGAACCCTAGAGTATCATGCAATCATATCAAGAATGTGAAGTTGCGTATCTACGGTACATTTGATGAGCATTATATAGGAGAGTAAATTGAAATATGCTATAATGATAGACTTTGATGGAAAGTCTGATTATGTGAAGGGCAACGGATTCACATGGAGTGATAGAGATCCAGTTCTCACATTTGATAATAGAACAGATGCAGAAGAATATGCATTGTCTACATGGAATCATCCAGAAGTGGTAGAGTATCATGGCTGATTATGTTGTATGTACCGCTGTCCAAACTTATAGAACACGATATGTAATTCCAGTGTCCGAATGTGGTGATTGCGATCCAAAGACATTCATAAATGATTCTGTGACTTGTCGAGAAGTAGAAGAATTCAGTCAACTTGATACTGGTGAATTCATTATCGATACACAAACGATGAATGAGGAGCAAGTATTGGCACTGTTTGATAGTGACAATGATTACTTATCCGAATGGCCAGTAGAACAGAAATTGAAACGAATTCACAACTGGGAATTTGATGGAACATTCTGAGGAAATCAGAAGAAGAATAAAACTCTCTGTTGCCGCATATGCATATGAGGTGCATGATGGTTCAGTCATGTCTGATGGAGAGTTTGATCAACAATGTCTGCTGGTAGATACATCTGTTTCCACTGGAAATAGAAAGCTTGACAATTTCTTCAAGAAAAACTTCGATCCATCTACCGGCTCATGGATACATAAACATCCAGAGAAACATAAGCTAGAACATCTTTACCAGACATATTATAAAAGTAGGCCCTTGACATAGCTTACTACATATGTTACATTAAGGAGTAACAAGAAAGAAAGTGATTCGAAAATGATTTATAGTGTTCAATTAGATGTCTCTCATGAAGTGACACACGAAGAAGTAGTTCAATTCGCTGCTGAACATGGTTGTGACTGTGTTCTGTTAGAAGAGAATGGTCCTGCTGGAGGAAATCCTCTTTACAAATTCATTTCTGTGAGTGAAGATATGATTCAAGAACTTGCAGATCAATTGACTGGTGGTGAAACTAGTCACTCCATCATAGAGGTTGAATAATAGAATGCCATACTACACATATACCCAATCCCCGATAGGTTGCTTCACTGAAAAGGAAGTTGGTAATTATTTTGAGTATTCTCTGAATGATGATCCAGTTAACAATATCAATGAAGATTTCCCACATAAGGTTTGGGTAGGTGGTGGACAGATAAATGACTCTGGATATCGATATGCAAATGTCAAGAAGACAGTAGCTTACATATGTGTTGACGAGGATGAGTTTGGTTTACCTGTCATAGAGAAATGGTATCTCAAAAAGAATGTTGAATATGCAATAGATCGGTGAAGTGTTACGGTAGCACATCAGTCTCCAAAACTGAAAGCTGGGGTTCGACTCCCTACACCGATGCCAATTTAGGCCCTTGACAATTGCTCATTAATATTGTAGTATATTAGAGTGATTCGGAGAAGAAGACCGGCTCATTTACCAAAATAGAACAAATCTACATGTAGTAGTAGATAAATTTAAAAAAAGACTCTTTTCTGCATACGTCTGTGTAGAGGCGTTGATCAGCTAAAAGCACTATCTTGAAAGAGATGTTAGTTTCAATTGAACTAGAGCGGCAATGTCAATAAGGCCGTGCGGAGAGATTGAAGATACTAGCTCGGGCGTATGCAGAAAGGAGTTTT